ATTTTCGCGAATATTTACGTGTTACGACGATCTACTGGATCTTAAAAAACCTTTAGAATTCTTGGAAGGCTGCGAAGGCTTAACACTGCAAAATAATTTTTAATTAAATTAGTTTTGTTATTTAATTTTTGTTTATTAACTTGAGGGATTTATGAATATTGATCAAATCTTTTCCCCAATTCCTTTTGACGCGGATACTTTTATGCCTCCTTTGGACGCTAATGGCAATCCTGTTTTAAGGAAATTTTATATAGCTCCGGCTTCATTGTCGTTACCATCAGACCTTATAATACAGTTTCAAGGTTTTGAAGGAGTTTATGATTTTGTTGATTTAATTCAAAAAGACGGTGGCTTGGGTTTTGTCACTGTTATTAGGGATAATCAGTTGAAAATGTTGGATATGGTGGTGCGTAACCAACCTCTTTTTAATATTAATGTGGTTTTGGTAACCCAGTTACAAGGTGTTGATTACTCAGTTAAATTTATTGACGTAACGTATGCCTTACCTGTTGTATCTTTTAGCACTTTGACTAGTGACGTTGTTAAAGCTAAAGAATTGGCTGAATCTTTAATAGTTCGAACTGGCGTTGATGCAGAACGTGAAAGATTTGTCAAAAAGAGTGGTGCTATAAAGGAATTTAAGAAATATGTCAAACCGCTTCCGAAAGGTAGTAGCCAATTGGTTGACGACTCCGGCACCTCTAAGATCGTTAAAAATTTAGGTATGGGTAGTGTTAATGAACGAGTTGACATTCAAGGTGATGACGAAGGAGCTGATGAAGATGAGCCCGAAAATTGATATTACTAACCATCCTTATCGCTCAAAGTATCCTAGGTTACCGACTTTTGACAAGAAATCCGATAGTTTAGGTTTTGTATTTGGCGACGGGGTATCTAATCACGGAGCGCCTTTAGTTTCGCGGAACTCTGTGCAGCTTTTACCAGGCTTACGTTCTTTTGACCCTATAATGCAAGGGTTTTTACGGGAGTTAAGAGACACATGTAACGCTAATATTAAAAATGGTGTTGATGCTGATGGTTTTTCATCTAACGGTGTCCCTGCAAATTTTGATACTTTTTGTACTGTTGCAGGTTTTGGCATGTCAGCAATTTCTTACGTACCCACAAGCAATGCTGCTTTTCGGAAAGAGCTAGGGCTTAATCCTGGGTTAACCGATCGACAGCGATCTATCGCCACTAACGTATGGCGATTAGTTTGGGGTTCTTATAAACCTGGTAACATCAGAGTAGCTAAAGGTACTGGAGGCGGTGCCCGTAGATATTCGAAAGATGCGACATGGAAAGCTGATTACGCTCGGTACGTTACTCACCCTAATATTTTTCCTCGTATGCTGTCGATGGTTAATAAGCGGGATTGGTATGGGCTAGCTACTGTTTTTGAAGCGGTTTATATGATGGATATTCAGAAGAGAAATCAAGTTGATGTTGTTGGTAAGCAAAGATTTGTTTTTGATTATGAGTATGCTATTTCTGGAGGCAAAGCGGGTAAGACTTTTGCTGCTGATAAGAAAGTCACTATTAACGGTTCAGTTTGGGACACTTTTTCAGCGACCAGGACCAGAACGGTTAACGCAGGGCCGTGGTGTATTAACTGCGTTTTGTCAATTATGGCGACAGGTACTTTAAATGCTTTACTTAGTAATTTTCCTAAGGTGTTTCACACTACGACACCGTTACAGATAAACCAGCTTATTGATGGTGCTCACATTGTTTGTGGTGATGTCCCCAATTTTGATAGGTTAGTTTCCGGTGACGAGATCGATTTGGCGCATCTTATCATGGGTGAATTTTGGGACGGCGACATGGTTGCTATGTCACGGTTATTGTCTGCATCACCTTATTATGCCAGGCCTTTGAATTTTGATGATAAGGAAGGGCATTGGGTTGGTAACCCAAAGGATATGGACATTAATTTTATTAAAGGTCAGAACAGATCAGGCACCGCTACAACTTCTCTCTTCGCTAAAGTGTTTAAATTCTGCGATGATTTGTTTAGGTTTGACTTTATGGGTTTACCTGTTTTGGGTAACGAAGTACAGTTCATGAAAGGGGAAGGACCTATTAACGTCATCAATAACGGGGATGACGGTATTATTTATTCTGAAGACGAGTATTTGATAAACAAATATTTAGAAACACTGAAGCAACCTAGCGCCGGGTCGTATGTAGTTTTGCGTGAAGTAGGTCACATATTCAATGGGCTCGACATTTATTTTAAGGATAAGTTAGCTTTAACGTATAATGTCAGTCAGAAGATAACCACTGGTATACATAATACCTACATTAGGGAACGGGGGATTGATAAATC